GAAGAGATGACGGCTTTTGGTTCAATAATAATGGGAAGGATACCTACATTACTGGTACTCACTACATGTATCTCCAGTGGAGTAAAATTGATGTAGGTGCGCCAGATTTTAGGGAAGCAAATAGATTGTTCTTTATATTCTGGGAAGCGTGTAAAGCGGATAAGAGATGCTACGGTATGTGCTATCTTAAAAACAGAAGATCTGGATTTTCTTTTATGTCCTCTGCTGAGACTGTCAATCAAGCAACGATTTCAACAGATTCAAGATTTGGTATATTATCTAAAACAGGAGCTGATGCTAAGAAAATGTTTACCGACAAAGTTGTACCTATATCAATTAACTACCCGTTTTTCTTTAGTCCTGTTCAAGATGGTATGGATCGGCCTAAATCAGAACTCGCTTATAGAGTACCTGCGTCTAAGTTTACTAGAAAGAAGATCACAACAAACGAAAAGCTTGAAGACATACAAGGACTAGATACAACTATAGACTGGAAAAATACAGGTGACAATAGCTATGACGGTGAAAAACTACAACTACTAGTACATGATGAAAGTGGTAAGTGGGAAAGACCAGACAATATATTAAACAATTGGAGAGTTACAAAAACTTGTTTACGATTAGGTAGTAGGATCATAGGTAAGTGTATGATGGGATCAACATCTAACGCTTTAGATAAAGGAGGTGATAACTTTAAAAAACTATACAATGCTTCAGACGTTACAAAAAGAAATCGTAATGGACAGACAGCGTCTGGTTTATATTCTCTTTTTATCCCAATGGAGTGGAACTACGAAGGATTTATTGATGAACACGGAATTCCAGTATTCGATAATCCAGATCATGATGTCTTCGACCCACATGGAGAGTTAATAGACATTGGTGTTATAGAGAACTGGCAAAATGAAGCTGATGGTCTTAAAAGTGATGCTGATGCTTTAAATGAATTTTACAGACAGTTTCCTAGAACTACTGAACATGCTTTTAGAGATGAAGCTAAAAACAGTATATTTAATTTAACAAAAATATACGAGCAGATAGACTACAACGAAGACATGTCTACAACAATACCTATAACTAAAGGTAATTTCCAATGGGTTAATGGAGAGAAAGATTCTCAAGTTATATTTTACCCAAGCAAGCAAGGTAGGTTTAAAGTAAGCTGGACACCTAAAATGCAATTACAAAACAACGTTATAATAAAGAACGGTGTTAAATACCCTGGTAACGAACATATGGGTGCTTTTGGTTGTGACTCTTACGATATATCAGGTACGGTTGATGGTGAAGGATCAAAAGGAGCTTTGCACGGTTTAACTAAGTTTAGCATGGAAGAAGCTCCTTCAAATATGATATTTTTAGAATACCTAGCAAGACCACAAACAGCAGAGATATTCTTTGAAGACGTTCTAATGGCTTGTGTGTTTTATGGAATGCCTATACTAGCAGAGAATAATAAACCTCGTCTATTGTATTATTTTAGAAGACGTGGTTACAGAGGTTTTAGTATGAACAGACCAGATAAAGTATGGAACAAGTTGTCTGTAGCTGAAAAAGAGGTTGGTGGTATACCTAATTCAAGTGAAGACATAAAGCAAGCTCATGCTGCGGCTATTGAAATGTACATACAGGATCATGTTGGCTTAAAGCAAGATGGTAGTTATGGGGACACATATTTTAACACGCTTCTTAATGACTGGGCTAGATTTGATATAAACAAAAGAACAAAATTTGATGCAGCTATAAGTTCAGGATTAGCTATTATGGCTTGCAACCGACACCTTTACAGACCAAATGCCCCAGTACAAAAATCTAAAGTAAACATAAGTTTTGCTAAATACTCAAACAAAGGCAACACATCTAAATTAATTAAAGAATAAATATGGCAGAGTCTGTTATAAAAAGTTATTTTCCTTCACAAGTTGTAAGCGATAGCGAAAAAAATTCAAGTGAATATGGTTTAAAGGTAGCAAAAGCTATTCAGCACGAGTGGTTTCATGCCGATAGAGGTTCTAATAAATATAGAACTAATAACAATAATTTTCACAACTTAAGATTGTACGCTAGAGGTGAGCAGTCTATACAAAAATACAAGGACGAGTTATCTATAAACGGTGATTTGTCCTATCTTAATTTAGACTGGAAACCAGTACCTGTAATACCTAAGTTTGTTGATATAGTAGTTAATGGTATTGCAGAAAGAACTTATGATATAAAAGCATATTCTCAAGATCCAAATGGACTAGCAAAAAGAACAGACTACATGAAATCTATACTAGACGACATGAAAATCAAAAACATTGCAGAGCTTGCTTTAGGCACTTTAGGTGTTGAGTTAAGAAAAAACAACCCAGATATTTTACCAGAGTCAGAAGAGGAACTAGCTCTTCACATGCAGTTAACCTACAAACAATCTATTGAAGTAGCAGAAGAGTCTGCTATAAACACTTTAATGGACGGTAACAGGTACGAGTTAACAAAAAAGAGATTTTTTTACGATCTAACTGTTTTAGGTATAGGCGCTGTAAAAACTAGTTTTAACACACATGAAGGTGTTACAATTAAATATGTTGACCCTACAGATTTAGTTTACTCTTACACAGAGTCGCCTTATTTTGATGACATATACTATATTGGCGAAGTAAAAACTATACCTATAAATGAGTTAATAAAACAGTTTCCAAATTTATCAACAAGTGAGTTAAATGATATTATTAGTAATAAAAATTTTAATCAGCAAAATTACAATCAAACAGGAAACAATTTAAAAGAAGAAGATAGCAATAAAGTTCAAGTATTATATTTTAATTACAAAACTTATAATAATGAGGTATATAAAATAAAAACAACTGGTAGTGGAGCTTCTAAAGCTATTGAAAAAAATGATAAGTTTAACCCACCTGAAGACACAGAGTCTTTTGAAAAGCTATCAAGAAGAGTAGAAGTTTTATACGATGGCGCTGTTATACTTGGTACTGATAAAATATTACAATGGGAGCTAGCTAAAAACATGGTAAGACCTAAAAGTGATTTTACCAAAGTCAAAATGAACTATAGTTTAGTTGCTCCAAGAATGTACAAGGGTAGGATAGAATCTTTGGTAGGTCGTATAACAGGTTTTGCCGATATGATACAGTTAACCCACCTAAAACTACAACAAGTATTATCTCGTATGGTTCCAGATGGTATTTACTTAGACGCTGATGGTTTAGCTGAAATAGATTTAGGCAATGGCACAAACTACAACCCTCAAGAAGCATTAAACATGTTTTTTCAAACAGGATCTGTTATAGGTAGATCTTTTACTTCTGAAGGTGATCAGAATCCAGGTAAAGTTCCAATACAAGAAATACAATCAGGTTCTGGTGGTCAAAAAATGCAAAGTCTCATTGGTACATATAATTACTATTTACAAATGATAAGAGACACCACTGGGCTTAACGAAGCGAGAGACGGTAGTACTCCTGACAAAAATGCTTTAGTTGGAGTGCAAAAACTAGCAGCAGCAAACTCTAACACAGCAACAAGACACATACTACAGTCTGGTTTGTTTTTAACATCAGAAGTTGCAGAAGCTCTGTCATTAAGAATATCAGATATACTAGAGTACTCACCTACCAAAAAAGCTTTTATTCAAGCTATAGGTAGACATAACGTTGCTACTTTAGAAGAAATTAAAGAGCTTTATTTGTATGATTTTGGTATATTTATAGAATTGACTCCAGATGATGAAGAGAAGCAAATGCTAGAAAACAATATACAAGTAGCGTTATCTAAAGAAAGCATAGAGCTAGAAGATGCTATTGACCTTAGAGAAATTAAAAACGTTAAACTAGCTAATCAGCTTTTAAAAATACGTAGAAAGAAAAAACAAGCTAAAGACCAGCAAATACAACAACAAAATATACAAGCACAATCACAAGCAAACATACAAGCTCAACAGTCTGCTGCTCAAATGGAAATTCAAAAAGAGCAAGCAAAACTACAGTCAGTAACTCAATTAGAGCAAATGAAATCTCAACTTGAAGCTGCTAAAATGGAGCAAGAGGTTATGTATAAAAAAGAGTTGATGCAAATGGAGTTTAACATGAACATGCAGTTAAAGACCATGGAAAACCAAACAACCAACAATAAAGAAAAAGAAAAAGAAGATAGGAAAGATCAAAGAACTAAAATTCAAGCAACTCAACAAAGTGAAATGATTGACCAAAGAAATAACGGTAAAGCACCTAAAAACTTTGAGTCATCAAGTAATGATACTATGGGTGGAGGGTTTGATTTAGATGCGTTTGATCCTAGATAGCAATTATTAATTATTATTATATTATATTATGGAAGAAAAATTAGAAAACGTAGTTGAAGAAACTACACAACCAACCGAACAGGTTGAAGAAACTAAAACCAATACTAATGAAGACGGCGATTACGTTGTTGATTTAACTAAACCAAATGAAACTAAAGAAGATAACCCTGTCGACGAGGGAGTGGTTACAGAGCTTGATAATGCCGAGTCCACAGAAAAACAAGAAGAAGTACAGTCGGAAGAACAAACACAAGAAAAAGACTCAGTATTAGAAGAAATCACCGAAGAAGAAGTCAAGGAAGAAGCAGAAGAATTAGCTGAAGAAATAATAGAAGCTAAAGAAACTGGAAAAGTTTTACCTGAAAACCTACAAAAAGTTGTAGATTTTATGGAGGAAACTGGCGGTACACTAGACGATTATGTAAAACTTAATCAAGATTTTTCAAGTTATGATGATATGACAGTTCTTAGAGAGTATTACAAACAAACAAAATCTCATTTAAATTCTGAAGAAATAGATTTTTTAATAGAAGACTCGTTTTTATTTGATGAAGATGAAGATGACGAAAGAGATATAAAAAAGAAAAAAATAGCGCTTAAAGAGCAAGTTGCCAGCGCTAAAAGCCACTTAGACGGGCAAAAGTCTAAATACTATGAAGAGATCAAAGCAGGTTCAAGGTTAACGCCTGAACAAAAGAAAGCTATGGACTTTTTTAATAGGTACAACAAGGAGTCAGAAGAAACTCAAAAAGTAGCAAAAAAACAAACTAACACTTTTTTAAATAAAACTAATAATGTTTTTAACGATAAGTTCAAAGGTTTTGAATACAACGTCGGAGAAAAAAGGTATAGGTTTAACGTGAAGAACGCTGCAGAGGTTAAGGAAACACAAAGTGATATTCAAAATTTTGTCAAGAAGTTCTTGAATGAAAATAATGAAATGTCAGATGCTAAAGGTTACCACAAATCTCTATTTACAGCTATGAATCCTGATGCTATTGCTAATCACTTTTATGAACAAGGTAAAGCGGATGCTTTAAAACAAAGCGTTGCTAAGTCTAAAAACATAAATATGGATCCTAGACAGTCGTTTTCTAACGACAACACTAGCGGACCCAAATACAGAGTGATTGACAACGAATCTCCTAACTTTAAGTTTAAAATTAAAAATAAATAACTAAATTTAAAAAAACAAAATTATGGCAATTACAGGTGCAAGCAATCTAGTACCAGCTCCAGCGAAACAAACGCTGGCGACTGCGTATATAGATTTTACAGCGGACGCAACAGGAGGTTGGGCGCAACAATATTTACCAGATCTTATGGAAAAAGAAGCTGAAGTGTTCGGTAACAGAACAATTTCAGGATTTCTTTCACAAGTAGGAGCTGAAGAGTCTATGACTTCTGACCAAGTAGTTTGGTCTGAGCAAGGTAGACTACATTTATCATACACTGCTACAATGGGTGCTACTGGTACTACTTTAGTAGTTACTCACAACGCTGACACTGTAGCTGTTGCTGATGGTGCTGATCATGGTGTTAGAGTAGGGGACATGCTTTTAATAGCAGATGCTAATGCAACTGCAAAAGCTTATGTTACAGCTGTAGCTACTGGCGGAACTATTACAATAAAATCATATAGCCATGACCACATGAACAATGCGGGTATTGCTGATGGTGCTTGTAAAGTTTTAGTATTTGGATCTGAGTATGCTAAAGCTAACTCTGGAAGAGTTGGTGCTAATGAGCCTAAATTCAAATCTTTTAGTAACAAACCAATTATCATGAAAGACAAGTACGAGATCTCTGGATCTGATACTGGTGCTATTGGTTGGGTTGAAGTTACTGGTGAAGATGGACAAAATGGTTACTTATGGTACTTAAAAGCTGAAGGTGATACTAGAAGTCGTTTTACTGATTACTTAGAAATGACAATGATTGAGGCTGAAAAAGCTGCTAATGATGGTATTACTTCTTTAGCTGATGCTTCTGTTGGTACTAACGCGGGCGCTATTACAGGTACTGAAGGTTTATTCGCTGCTATTGAAGACAGAGGTAATGTTACTACTGGTGTAACTGGTGTTAACGCTGCTACTGACCTAGCTGAATTTGATGCTATCTTAGCTGAGTTTGACAAGCAAGGTGCTATTGAAGAAAACATGATGTTTGTAAATAGAGCAACTGCTCTTGCAATGGACGATATGTTAGCTTCAATGAATTCTTACGGAGCTGGTGGTACTTCTTACGGAGTATTTGACAATTCTGAAGATATGGCATTAAACTTAGGTTTCTCTGGATTTAGACGTGGATCTTATGATTTCTACAAGTCTGACTGGAAATACTTAAATGATTTATCTACTAGAGGTTTAATAAACGCAACGGATACTGTTGGAGCTGTTAGAGGAGTTATGATCCCAGCTGGTGTTTCTTCTGTTTATGACCAAAACTTAGGTAAAAACCTAAAACGTCCATTCTTACATACTAGATATAGAGCTTCACAAACTGATAACAGAAGATTAAAAACTTGGGTTACTGGTTCTGTTGGTGCTGTTACATCTGACTTAGACGCAATGGAAGTACACTATTTATCTGAAAGATGTTTAGTTGTACAAGGTGCTAGAAATTTCATGATAATGAAATAAGCATTAAACTTTAAAAGAACCGGGGCTTCGGCCTCGGTGCTTTTATTTTTATTAATTTATATTATATTATATTATGGCAAAAAAACAAACAAAAGCTACATACCAGGGAGATCCTGGAGATGAGCATATAGAAAAAGTAGTAACAGTTAAAGAAACTGTTAAACCTATTAAAAAAGAAGTTAAAACTAAATGGGAAATAAAAGATAGAATGTACGAGTTGGTAAGTCAAAAAACCCCTCTAAGTTACATGGTAAAATCTACTGATATTTATTATTTTGACGAAGAAAAAGGTTATGAAAGAGAGCTTAAGTACACTAAAAATCAAAAAACTATATTTGTTGACGAAATGATTGGTGACCAAAGGTTAGATCATGTAATCTTTAGGAACGGAAGTTTATGGGTACCAAAAAACAAAGTAACTCTTCAAAAACTTTTATCTTTATACCACCCACACAAAGATAAGCTTTATTACGAAGTAGACAATGAAGCTGATGCTATTGATGAGGTAGCTGATATTGAAGTTGAATTAGAAGCTTTGAACGCTGCAATGGATATGGAAATAGACATGGCAGAAGCAGTTATGCGTGTTGAGTTAGGTTCTAAAGTGTCTAAGATGAGTTCTAAGGAGCTTAGAAGAGATTTACTATTATATGCTAAGTCAAATCCAGATTTATTCTTAGACTTAGCGCAAGATGATAATGTTCAGCTTAGAAACTTTGGTATTAGAGCAACAGAACTCGGTATATTAAAACTATCTAGTGATCAAAGAACGTTTACATGGGGAACTAACGATAGAAAACTATGTACAGTTCCTTTTGATGAACATCCATATTCAGCTTTAGCCGCTTGGTTTAAAACTGATGAAGGTATGGAGATTTATTCAAATATAGAAAAACAATTGAAGTAAAAACCTTGTAGAAGCAGTCGCTCTTCGGGGCGATTGCAAACTACAAACTAAAAAGAAATTATGGCAATAAGTGTAGATACAGTATATCAAAGAGTTTTAGCTATAGCTAACAAGGAGCAAAGAGGTTACGTAACGCCTCAAGAGTTTAATTTGTTTGCTAACCAAGCTCAAAGAAACATCTTTGAACAGTATTTTTATGATTACAACCTTTACAACAGGGTTCCTGGAAATCAAACTGAGTACGCAGACATGATACCGCTATTAGAAGAAAAATTAAGTACGTTTAAAAAAAGACACCAACCAATAACAATAATAAACGCATTTGGCACTGGTACACTACCTACTGATGTTTATAGATTAGGTACTGTTTTAAGATACAATTTAACAGGTGTAGAAGACAGCAATGCTTCAGAGGCAGAAAGAATAACAGAGGAAGATTTAATATATTTAAACAGATCACCTTTAACAAAACCTAATAAAGTAAGACCTGTTTTTATTAGAAAAGATAATACAAGTATAAAATTATATCCTTACTCTGGAACAACAACTGGTGACCAAACTAAAACAGCAAGCGTATTTATTTCGCTAGTAGTTGCTGCTGGTGGTATATCTAACAGTAGCACTTCAATAACTCTTCCAAATGCTAACAACTCGGAAGGATTTAACAACTTACAATATGTAGAAGAAGGACAATCTGTTACTGGTGCTGGTATAAACGACAACACTAAGGTTGAAGCTATAAGTGGCACAACGCTAACTCTATCAAATGTAACAACAAATAGCGCTCAAAACAGTGGTAACGTTGTTTTAACTTTTGCTAGTGATGATGTCAAATGTAACTACGTAAGAGTTCCTGTTTCTTCAAATTGGGGCTACACTGAAATAAATGGTACAGCTCTTTACAATGCTAGCTCTTCTGTTGATTTTGAACTACACGCTTCAGAAGAAACAAACTTAGTAATGAAAATACTAACTTTAGCTGGAATAGCAATAAAAGATCAAGGTCTTTATCAAATGGCAGCTCAAGAAGATATTAAAAAAATTCAACAAGAAAAACAATAACAAATGGGACTACTAGACGGAACTACACAACAAGCTTATTACAATGGGTCAGATTTTGGAAACTATCAATTTACTTCTTTAAACAATATAATAGACAACTTTGTAGTTGCATATGTTGGAGAAGGAAAAATTATAGGTAAAGCTAGTAGAACTGATATTGCTTTTCACGCTCAAAGAGCATTGCAAGAGTTGTCTTTTGATACTTTTAAATCTACAAAAGCACAAGAGATAGAAATACCTAGTTCTCTTCAGATGGTACTACCGCACGATTACGTTAACTATGTAAAAGTTACTTATAAAGATGGTGCTGGTATAGAGCATGTGTTGTATCCTGCTATAAAAACCTCTAACCCAACAGCTATAACTCAAGACACTAACGGGTCATACACTTATAATGGAACTGATTTAGCAACAACTGACTCAGACACTTGGGACTCTTACAAATCTTCAACGCCTAGTGAAAACAACAATGAAGATTACAACTACGACTCAGATCATTATGATATAAACGAGGGTAGAAGATATGGCCTAGACCCTCAGCATTCACAAGTTAATGGATCTTTTTATATTGACGAAAACAAAGGAAAAATTCACTTTAGCTCTAACATTAACGGAAAAACTGTAACCTTAAAGTATATAAGCGATAGTTTAGGTACTGATGATGAAATGCAAGTTCATAAGTTTGCTGAAGAAGCTATGTATGCATGTATAGCATTTGCAATGGTAAACACTAGAGCTAATGTACAAGAGTACATTGTAAATAGATTTAGAAAATCAAAGTTTGCTTCAGTTAGAACAGCTAAGCTAAGACTATCAAATTTAAAATTAGAAGAATTAACTCAAATACTTAGAGGTAAATCTAAGCAAATAAAACACTAGTATATGCCTGAGATTAAAAATATTTTCACGTCGGGGAAGATGAACAAAGACCTTGACGAAAGACTTGTACCTAAAGGAGAATACAGAGAAGCAAACAATATTGATATTGTTACTTCAGAAGGTTCTGATGTTGGATCGGTTAAAAATATTGACGGAAATGCTTTAAGAACAGCCACTGGTATTACTAGTCCTACCTGTGTAGGTTATGCTGTTGACACTGAAGAAGATAAAATTATATGGTTTGTTTCAGGAGCAACATACAGTGCTAGTGATAAAAGCTCTGGTATCGATGCTATAGTTGAGTATAACCCTTTAGATAACAGTATAGTGCCTATCATTGTAGATAAATATAAAGGTAGACCAGCTTCCTCTATTTCCCCAGGTCCTGTCTTAGAATTTAATGACAATAACTACATAACAGGTATAAATCTTTTAAATGGAATATTATACTGGACAGACGGTGAAAATGAACCAAAAAAAATAAACGTAGACAGAATGAAGCAAGGTTCTGTTTCTCAAGTTTTCATAACAGTAACCTCTTCAATTGCTAATGGTGGGTCTAGTAGTGGAAAGTTTAGTTTAACAGCAAACCCTCGCGATGGTTTTGGTTTTAATCAAGTGCCTTTTGGTACTGGAACTAGCGATGTTGTAAACCCTACATACTTAGATATAAAAGTAAGAAAAGCTAACAACAGTGTAGTTAGCCCAACAGTTGTTCACGTTTACAACAGCGGAGCTTGGGATGAGTTGTATTTTGGAGCTGGCAACACTGGGGCTGGTTTAGTAGACACTGGAGACACTGTGATAGTGACTTTAAAAACCAATAAACAAATATTTCAACAACACACTTACTACCAAGTTGAGGGAGTAAACAAAGGGCTTGTAGCTAGAACTAACATTACGGTTGCTAGACCATATCCTTTAAATGCGCTAGAAATGTCTTTATCTAACACTACTAGGTCTAGTTCTGTTACTAACAAAAGCTGCAGAACCCCTGTAAACACTATAGCAAGTGGCAATGGTTATTTAAGTTTGGATGTAAATGAAAGTTTTTGGACCTATAGAGATTCAAACAATATTTTAAAAACAAAACCACCAGGGACAAACGTTGTAAACCATCCAGATCAAATAGTTGATTACAATGGTAGAGATGTTCATATTGACTTTTTATCAATTCCAAAAGCTGAGTTTAAAGCTGGTGACACCATAAAACTTTCATCCATTTGTGATATTAATGGTGAAGAAGAGGTTTTAGAGGTTAGGCTTTTAGTTAGAGGTTTTTGGAACGAACTAAGACATTTAACTACTTGGGCATACGATCCTGACAATAACACGACTGGCTTTACTCCTCCAGGAGCTACATCTAACTACAATAACGACACTTTTAATTGTTCTATTATTAGTGTTTCTCAAAACTTTTTACTAGCAGGCGCTCCTCTTTCTACGTTTATAGATTGGAATGTTGATTTAGAGCAAGACGACGCTTTGTATAAAGATGATTTTCCAAGATTTGCTTATAGATGGAAGTACGTTGATAATGAATACTCAGCAATCTCTCCTTTTACAAAAGTTGCTTTTTTACCTATAAACCCTTCAAGTAAATACAACTACAACACCACAACTGGTAACAACCCTACAATGCAAAATGATGTTCGAAAAATAACTTTATCTGGTTTTGATAAACAAGACATCGATGTTAAAGAAGTAGAGTTAATAATTAAAATGTCAGACAGTGTTAGTATGTATGTTGTAGATTCTTATGTAAACGATGACAGTTTTCAAGAATACAAATACATAACTAAAGAAAATATAAAGTATTCTATACCTGAAAATCAACTTTTAAGACCATACGACAATGTACCTAGAAAAGCTTTAGCTCAAGAAGTTGTTGGTAATAGAATAGTTTATGGTAATTATACACAGCAGTACAATATAGAAGAAAAAGTTGATTTAAGGCTAACAAAACAATCAAGCCCAATAATTCCACTTGGACCTCATTTGTCAGTAAAATCTTTAAGAGATTACCAGCTTGGTATTTCTTATTTAGATGAGTTGGGTAGACAATCACCTATTTTAACAACTGGAAATTCTAATGTTAAAATAACGCAATCAGATTCTAAAAAAATAAACTTATTTGAAGGTCAAATTGTTAGTGAACATCCTAGCTGGGCTTCTTTTTATAAATACTTTATAAAAGATTCTTTTTCAAACGACTTTTACAACATTGCTTTAGATAGAATATATCCCGCTGTAGAAGAAGAAAACGTTTGGCTTTCTTTTAACTCTGCAGATATAAACAAAGTTAGTATAGATGATTATTTAGTATTGAAAAAATCACACGGTGGAGATGAGGCTGTTGGTGAAGAAAACTCTGGCACGGTAAAATACAAAGTTTTAGCTAAAGAATCACAAGCTCCCGAATTTGTTAAAACTAGAAAAATATTTCATGGGGCGGTAACCGGAGGAGAGGGAGGTGGTGGTAATGCTCCACGTTTAACAGGACATGATGATAATAATTACGCCGGAGGATACCCAATTGAAAATGGATCTTTTATTGAATTAAACGCATCTGTAATGTTTAGCAGCTCTTTAGAGCACATTGCAGATCAATCCGTTGGAAATGGAAGATATTTTAGAATAGGAAAAGGAAATATAAAAAGTAATTGGTATGAGGTAGAAAGTGTTCAGGCTGTTTTAGGAAGTGGAAATTTAACAGGAATTTGTGAGCATGGTGGGCTTGGTGATCATTATAGAGTCAACATGATAGAACCTTTTGGACCTGATATAGCTTTTACAGGAGGTGACCCTGGAAGTCCTGTTAATTTTTTGACTTTAGAGTGGTACCACGAAGATCAACAAAATTACAAATCTGAATTTGAAGGTAAGTTTTTTATAAAAGTGCAGACTGATGATCAAATGCAAAAACATATACTAGCTTTTAACAAGTCTAAAACAGCTGGTACACGTATAACAAACTCTGTTCCTTTTAACAAAATTGTAAGTGACTCGTCAGATTTTGACCTGTCAACATACGAGCCATTCAACTCTAGTACCTCAGGAAAAACAAGAACTCGCCAAGATTTCACCCCTTTTACCGGGCATATTTATGACCCTCCAGGAGGTACGCCACCAAGAGGGCAAGTGTATGCTTTTGATTATGGATACTCTCATGATCCTCGATCAGCAAACGGAAGTGTATCAACAGTTCCTAAGCAAGGTTACGGTTTTGGAGGGGATGTAGACAACGAGCTTCAAATAAGAATATTTGGACTGTGGCCTAGTAGAAATTTTGGTCACACAGACAGCAATTACTATCCACCAGCCCAAGATACTTTTCACCCAGACACTTACCAAATGTATCAATCTTTGTCAACGGCGGCTGGTACTAAATTTACACTGTATGGCGATGTTAGCGAAACTGTTTACGAAGTTTTAAACGTAAAAAAAGATCTTGTTATAAACACTGAAGACGATACAAGTTCTCCAAACGTAGAGAGAGGAATAAGGTTTACTCTTACACTAGATCAACCGGTTCACACAGACACACAGGCTTTAGTTGATGCTTTAGATTCTCACAATACAATAGATACAAATAGTAAAACTTTAGACAATGAAATAAGATTTATGACTATTCAAGAAGTTGTAAACGCTAAAACTTATTACACAGACAGTCCTGCTATTTTTGAAATAGAAAAATCTAGAAACATAGATTTGAACCTTTATTATGAAACTCCAAAAACTATTATGATACCAAAAGTTGGTATGAAAATATATTCTGATCATAGTAATTTTCCAACAACAACAATATCAGCCGTATCTAATAATGGACTTACTATAACTACAACAGCTAACACGACGGGCGATGTTCCCTTTAGAAGCGGTGGTGGCGCTACTGTTGTAACAATAGAGCAAACAAATAACTTATTAGACAAGAATGGTGTTTCAAGAAATAGAAGTCAAAAATTTTTACTAGAATCTATTATTGCAAGTGGTACCAACGTTGTTCATTTAAGAAACTCTAGTTTAGATTATTTCAATTGTGTAGCTATGGGTAACGGTGTTGAATCTAATAGAATAAAAGATGATTTTAATGCAGCTTTTATAGACAAAGGGCCTAGAGTAAGTACTGTTTTAGACGAGCCTTACGAGGAAGAAAATAGAAAGTCAGGGCTTATATACTCTGGTATATTTAACGCTAAATCAGGTCTTAACGAAACAAATCAATTTATACAGGCTGAAAAAATAACTAAAGACATAAACCCTTCTTACGGGTCTATACAAAAGCTTTTTACTAGAAACACAAACCTTTTAACCTTGTGCGAAGATAAAGTTATAAAAATTTTAGCAAACAAAGATGCTTTATACAATGCTGATGGGAATGTAAATATAATATCTACCAACAGGGTTCTTGGTCAATCAATACCATTTACCGGCGAGTATGGTATATCAAAAAACCCAGAAAGCTTTGCTAGTTATGATTATAGAGTTTACTTTGTAGATAAAAACAGAGGTTCTGTGCTTAGACTTTCTAACGATGGTATAACAAACATTTCGCAGAAGGGTATGACTTCATATTTTAAAAAGAATTTACCTTCTACAAATAATATAATTGGATCTTACGACAAAGACAAAGACCTTTACAATGTTACTCTTAAGTATGCTCAGCCAAGTAAAGACTCTACTTTAAGTTTTACTGAAAAAACTAGAGGTTGGACTAGTTTTAAAAGCTTTATACCTCAGTCAGGTTTTTCTTTAAACAGCGTGTATTACACTGTTTTTGATGGAGAAATATGGCAACACGGTGCGAGTGAAACAAAAAATAATTTTTATGGAACTCAATATGACTCAAGCATTAAGTTTGTGTTTAACGATGATCCTTCAACAATAAAAGAATTTAAAACAATATCTTATGAGGGGTCAGAGTCTAGACTTTACAATAAAGATGTTGGTTCTGAAACTTCACTAGAAATAAACGAGTTTTTAAGTGATTACGAAGGTAAAGGTTGGTATGTAGAATCTATAGAAACAAACGAACAATCCGGGTCAATACCTAGTTTTGTTGAGAAAGAAGGTAAGTGGTTTAGTTACATCAAAGGTGTTCAATCAACATCAGACAATATAGATCCTCAAGAATTTTCTTGTCAAGGTTTAGGTACTCCTGGTTTTTTACAATCTCAAGCGTCTCCTTTCTTTCCTTCCCCAATGACTAGTTACGGAGTTCCTGGATGTGTTGGTATAAATGCTAATATAACTTTTACTATAATTGCTCCAACACTAGACACAAATGGTTGGTGGTGGAACAGTAAGTGGGCTTTTGAAATAGTTGATTTAGGTTTTAACTCTCAGCTAACAGCACCTGCTGACGTTCCTAGTTTTGAAAACAGTACATACTACACGCATAACGATAACGAAATAACAAAATCAGTAAATGGCAGCAACACTATTTTAAACTATACGTTTTATAACGCTGGTATAATTGGTCATAAGTATGCTTTATTTGCAAAAGAATATTATACTGGAACAGTTTTAGCTCCAAATTTTACAAGTTTTGTTATCAGTGGACCTTCTCCTTTAAATGCTTACGGTTACATGCACGCTCCAGAGTCTAGCAATGGAGCTAATGATGGTAAAATAAGAATACAACCACAAGGTGGAACTGAAAACTACGTTAACGGTAAAATATCACTTAACGCAAACATGAGTAGTCCAACTGCAGATGCAAGTCTTAGCGGGTCTTCTCCTAATGAATACTATGAATTTATTAACCTTGCTAGTGGAACTTACTACTACAACGTAACCGACACTAGCGCTGGGTGTGGCACTAGCACTACTACAACTAGAAGTTTGGTCGTGACTGAAAACCCACCTTTAACTTTAACAGCTGTAAGTGACAACGGTGCTGTCTGCCATTTAAATGACCCAAAATCAAGCGTTGGTTCAGACATGAGCGGTAACGCATCAACAGTAACATTGACAGCTGGAGGTGGTAATGGAACTTTTATATTTACAACACCCACTAACCCCTCTGGTTTCAACAATGGCACCAACTCTACAACGTTTAAAGTTGCAACGCCATCTCAAACACAGTTCTCTGTTAGAGATACTTCTTTAAATTTGAATGAGGTTGTTATTACTTTTGACCAAGTTGATAGCACTACAGATATTTTAACTACACACGTAATTACCCACGCTAGCAATCAAGCTGGTGACAACGGTTCTATTGCTCTTACCACAACAAATGCAACAGGTGCTGTCACGGCAGTTTTAGTAAAAGGAACGGGAACCGCTCCTAATTATTTTAGCTCAACAACACAAATTGGTAGCGTTACTATGTCTGAGAGTAATGACGTTCACACGCATACTTTTAGTAATTTAGAAGGCGCTGCGCATAGTCCATTCTCCCAACCACCAACAACCAATATCCACTACATGTATTTTATAACTGACGCAAACGGTTGTAGGGACGATGCTTTAGTAAGTGGTACTGGTCCTTTTGGTGGTACCTTTAACTTTACTTTATCAAACAATTTTGTTCTTGGACCTTTAAAGTTTAGCAAAAACTTTTGGAGGCTTTATGATACGGCAGATATAACAACAGTAACTGCAAATGATATAGTTCATTGGTCTCAAGGTAGTTACCCTACACAATCCTCTTCCAACATATGGGCTATACCTACTCCGTTTGGCTCGATTTGGCAAGATAACCCTAACAATGGAGGGGCTTTGTGGTCTAACTGCTGGAGGTTTATAAGTGGTATAAATGCTGGTTCTACTTACGACGTTGATCTTGAGATATGTAAAGTATATTCTCAAGGGTCTGAAATTGTAGATGCGGCTAATTTTTATGTTAGAGTTAGTGGTATGAATCAGTTGAACGTAGACGGAGAACACCATGACCCACCTATGAACTCACCTGGTGCTATTGAAAACACAAGCAATAGTGATCAAACACCTGCTATAGTTTTTACAAACTCTCAAACTTTAAACGGCACGAGCGCTGATGAAAACAACTATGTAGTTGTTACCGTTCCTTATAACTATGTTCAACCAAACTATTCTCAAAAAATACTTTATCATATATATGGAGCTTCTTACGTTCTTGGAGGGTCAATTTAAAAAAAAACTATGGCTAGAATAATATCAAACATAACTAACTGCACCGAGACTACCACGGCTAAGTCAGCTACTTTATCTAACGGAAACACAGCTTACTCTATACAAGGGCAGCCATTAACAGTAAAACACATTTTTAACAAAACTTTTACTGTCACGTCTGGTCATGTTTTTAATAAAGCGCCAAGAATAAGTTTTTTAAACACAAAATTCCCAAACAATTACTCTGTTGTCATGACTGACACTGGAGCTGTTTCTTCTTCTAATTTAACAACTAGGTCTTTTGATGTTTATTATAAAATACCTAGAGAAATTGTTGTTGGTGATGAAATTGTTTTTAACTCTGTTGCTGAGTTTATACCCGTGGTTAGAACTAGTAAAATCACTGGTAGATCTTTTAACGATTCAAATATATCTAGCAACGGAGAAACTAGAAACTTAACAATATATGGAGACCCTGGAGCTACTGTTAATGTTAACGCTATAATAACTGGTGGCGCAAGTTTACTAACTCAAACTTTAGCATTTGTAGATACTGTGAGCAGTACAGTGTTAACAGTTAATAAAGAAAACACAAGAGTATACAAAGGCATGTCCATTACTGGTACAAACGTTGGTAGCAGCAAGACGGTAGTAAGCCTTGTTGGTAAAACAATTACACTCAACGGGGCAACCGCAGGCACTGTTGCTGGCAACCTAACCATTGGCGCTACGGGAGGTTTTATTGCTGAAATAGGCAGTAATGGTACTGTTGTAATTCCTTTAACATTTCCCTCTACGTCTACATCAAGAACGTTTACTGTTACTTTAACGAGAATAGGTAGTAATAGTTTTGCTAACTCTTTAGCTGGTTTAAGCTCGTCTGTTTTTACCATCAAACAGTTTCAACCAGTAACCGTAACTTTAACTTTAGTTAATTCAAGTAGTAACAGTGGTGACTGGAGCCTAGCTTTAACTACACCAGCTATAACTAACGTTGGGCAAGCAAACAACTCAAGTTATTCTTCTGATTTAATGCCTGTTAGTTGGAATGTTTTAGCTGCTTCGAATGGTGAAATTGCAAAAACTAGTGCTGGTTTTTCAATAGCAGCTTTTACAAACAACGGTGGCTCTGCTGCTAGTGGTCAAATAGTTATTGGTAGTGATGCTGCTACTAGAACCACTATAATTCTTGAAGAACCTAAAATAGAAATAAACAACGTTCGTGTGTATAGCAGCACAGCAGTTACAAACACTAGTGGTACTAATAGATTAATACTAAACGTTGCGAATCAAAATATTTACATTGGAATGGTGGTTACTGGAACTGGCATACCAAGCTCCACTCTAGTAACAGCTAGCATAGGAGATGAGGTTACTTTGAGCAAAGTAACAACACAAGCTGTAACATCTGTAACTTTCACAGGAAAAGCTAGAGCTGTAATATCTGGAGCTGTCAGGATACTAGATAGAGGTCGAATAAACGCTTCTTCAAACATAGAGGTTAATAACATTATAACACTTACATAACATGGGTTTTAAAACATATAAAGTATTTTTTGACAACGAAGTAAACACATCTTTACAGGCAAAACCTACAACAACCGCCAACGATAGTAGTAATTCAGACACTGGGTCTTGGGATTTGATATACTACGCTAATGTCACTTCTTCAAAACAAACTGGAGATGTTGAGCTTTTAGGTAGTTGCATAGCTATTTCTGACAATAGAAAAACAATAGATGTGTACGTGGACGATGCAACTCAGCTTCCGGATTTTGGCGCGTACTTTTTATTTGGTAAAAGTAACACTATAAATACCAGTGGTTTAACAGGTTATTATGGCGAGGTACAATTAAAAAACGACTCTACTAGTTCTATTGAGTTATTTTCTGTTAGCTCTGAAGTAGTACAAAGTAGTAAATAACAGTGAAAAACTGTAATTATAAATATATAAAACAAAAATATGATTGAAATTATTTTAGAAATATTAACTTATTCTGCTTTTAGCGACGGCAACGTTTACCAAGCTATAGCGCCTGCTGCTTTTCTTATACCAGGTGCTTTGCAAGCCCTTGGTGGTTTAATGGGTGGTAAGGCTAGAAGAGCAGAGGCTAAAAGAGCTAAAGCAGAGTATGAGTCTTCTAAGCAAGATTACATGAACATGGATACTAGCAATCCTTATGAAAACTTAGAGAATCCATACGAAGACTTACAAGTTAACCTTAAGGAAGCTGAGTTTGTGGCTCAACAACAAAACCAACAACAAGCTAACATGTTAAACACATTAAGAGGTGCGGCTGGAGGTTCTGGTGTTGCAGGGTTAGCTCAAGTTATGGCAAACCAAGGTAATAAAAACTTACAAAAAGCATCTGCTTCAATAGGCAAGCAAGAGGCTATGAATCAAAGGCTAGCGGCTAAAGGTCAATCGCAGGTTAATCAACTGGTAGGTAAAGGAGAAATGTACTCTATGAATTTAGAAAAAGACCGAACAGAAACACTATTGGGAATGGCTCAATCTAGAGTTACAGCGTCTAACAGGTCAATACAAGCTGCTAAAAACCAAGTTATGGGAGGTATAGGAAGTATGGGCTCGGCAATGGTTGGTTTAGCTGGTACTGATTATTTTAAAGAAGCTATGGGAGAAGATGGTAAAGGGTTTTTAGGATTAAGAGATTAGATAAAAAAAAATAAATATGGCAAACAAAGCATTAATACAAGGCGAGTTAGGGGTTTACACTAAACCTCAAAACAACTTTAATATAATAACAGACAAGATGGATAAGGCTATGGATGGTTTTATCAAAAGAGATGATGCTAAAAGAAAAAACTTAGCGAAGAAAATTGCAGACGTAGAAGCAGATGCTCAAAAAATACTTGATGGTAAATCACAGTCAGCTGTTCCTGATTCATTTGATTCAGATGAGTATATCAACGCGGGTGTTAATGCTTTTATAAAAGATCCTAATAGTAAAAACGAATCAAGCGCAAAAAGTAGAGTAGAAGAGGTAAACGAAGCCAATAAAGATATTTTACAAAAAAAGGTACAGTTTAAAGAACTTGCTTTAGATAGTGACGGAAACCCTACAGATGTTAATTTTTCTAGCTTTACAAACGAATTTTTTCAAAATGATATTGATAGAAATTTTAGAATTCTTGGTGGGGAGGTAAATGGTAAAATGAATGATAAAACTAAAAAGTATACTTTTTACGACACTGGAACAAGCGTTGAGTCAGATGGTACTGATATAAATCTTAAAAAAACAGAGCAAGATGATTTAATGGACAACTTAGTTCCTATAAATGATGACTTTAGATCAAAAGCTCTTGCTGCTTTTAATAAAATTAAAGAAGGAAAAAACAAAAAAGGTAACCCAGTAAGCTGGGATATTGAATCAACAGTTAGAAGTAAAAATCAAGCTATATCAGCTTTTTTTGACGCGCCTATGAATATGACTTCTCCTTATGAAGCTTTGGGAAAACCAAGCTGGGCGGTACCAGGTAAAGAGTTTGATATTGAAAAAGTTAGACAAGGAGCTATAGACCATTATGGAAAAACTCTTTCAAAAGCACAGTCAACATACAACATTAACAACCCTGATAAAATCTCTGAAACAAAAACAAAAAGTCAAATCAACGAAGTTTTTCTTGGAAGAGTTAAGGTTCAAAATAAACTAGGTTTAACTCAAGAAGTTAGGTTTGGTAGTGTTTCCGTTTCACCAGTTAAGTGGGTTCACCCTGGTAAAAAAGGAAAACCAAGTAGATTGTCTTATCTTGTTAAAACAGGCGCTAGTGGAGAAGAAGTGTCTATGAAAGAAACTACTCAAGGACAATGGACTGAAAACCATCCAGCTAATAAAAACCCATTTTTATTTCAACAAGGTCTTACAAGCGCAAGCCCAACAATGCAGTATCTTAATAAAGATAATATGGAGCAAACCATAATGAATGCTTTAGCAATAGAATAACTATATGACAGAAATAATAGAAGATCCTTTTAAATACTTAGGACAGCCAACTTTAAAGGTAAAAGAAGAGGTGGATAAAGAATTGACAAACAGTGAAGATGAAAACAGCTTTTTTGATCTTTTATCTTCAACATCTGACTCTACAAAAAGAGGTATTGACTCAAACATTAAAATATTAAATGATCTTAGTGGTGAAGTTGAAAAAGAAGCTGCTGAGCAAAGTGAAATACGAAATCCTTTAAAGAAATCTCAAGCAGAATTAGACGCTGAAAACATACCTTTTAAACAGCTTTACTACGAGCCTAGTGGTATGATGGGCACAATATCTAACAGCCCACACTATGGAGATGGAGTTGAAGATCAATATGGTCATGTAAGAGAAGGTTTTTACAAACAATCTGAAGACATTGAAGATGCTAGACGCGCAGATATAAAAATTAAATCTAAAGAACATAAAAAATTTTACTTATCAAAAAACGGTGGATTAGAAGACAACGTTAGTAGTGAAATTGGTGGATATGGCGACGCGTACATGGATTTTGAGCAGTTAGACATAAAAAATGCTTCAAGCGAAGAAGAAAGACAAGGGTTGTTGAAAAAATACAATTACCAATCTTTAACTGACACTAACGGTAAATTTTTAAGATACGTTCCAACTTTAGTAGCTGAAAATGTTGAAAACTTAATACAAACCACAGATAAAGATGTTATAGAAGACATGAGAAATCAAAGCTTTTTTGAATTCAAATCTGCGGCTATGAATTTTATAAAGGCGACAAACCCTGGTTATGGTCAAGATGTTGGTGTTGTAGATTTCTCTGTAGACATTAACCCAGAAGATCACTTTACAACAGGTAGAGGTATAATGAATTCAACTGGGCTAGGTGGTTATGGTGACACTAAAAAGTTTATTGAACTATTTTTAAAAACAGGTAAGTTGCCAGCTGGTATATCTGAAATACCAGGAAAAAGTCCAATAGCTAGGCAGTTTAATGAAGCTTTAACTAATTTTAAAACTCTAAACATAGCTTATGAAGCTAATGTTGACATGGGTGTAGCTCCACAAGAAAATTTTATTTTAGAGGCTTTTAACGGTTTTCGTCAAAATAATCTTGACAAGCTTTCACAGGCTTTTGATGGACTAATTGAATCAGCTGGTTTTAAGCCTGCGGGAGACCAAATGACAAGAAAGCAGATTAATGGTTCGTTTGCAAACCTTATGGAAGGAGGTAGAGATATTGCAGTACATTTAGCTCCACTAGCACTTTCAGTCGCTGCTTTTAAAAAAATACCAGTAGGTTTAATACAAAACGTAAAAAAAGGTAAAAAAGCGTGGACTCTTAGTATGGAAACTGTAAGTGCTGAAAGAGCTTTAAATGCTAGAGTAAACTTGCTTCAAAAATTTATTGTTGGATCTTCTAATAGTATGGTTTTCAGGAACGTAGTAGGTGCTTCTTTGGCTGGTATTAAAGAGATTGCTGTACTTGGTGGAGCTGATGTTATTGGTAAAAAAGCTTTTGACGCAGATCCTTTTGTTTATAATCCTAAAACTGGCGACTTTGACCCTACTTTTGCTGGCTCTTTAGGTGTTGGTAATTTTATCGCTGGTAAAGCGTTAAACAGGTTGATGCAAAAGAAAAATATTTTTACAAAACCTTTTGCTCTAGCTAGCCAATCAAAAGTAATAAGCACGCTAGCAAACTCTACTACAGGCGCCACTATAGGTACAGCTACACTGGCTTTTTCACAAATAATGGATGCCAATGCTACAAAGCTTTGGGAAGAAGGAGAGTTTTCTTCTGCTGAAGAAATGGGAGAGTTTTTAACAAAACAAAAACTAGGTGAAACATTTATAGGTATGACAATGTTTGGTGGTAAAGCAACTTTATCAAAGCTTTATAACGGTATGCGTGTAGATATACTGGCAATGCAGGGATCTACAATAAGCTCTAGAAGAGCTTCTAAAAGACTTAATATAAAAGAAGGTTCTAGTATAGAAGAAATACGTAGAACTAGAAAGCAAGCTGTTAAAGAAGTTGTTGAAAGCAATTTAGATAACAAAGCTAAAAAGAAAAAAGTACAAGAGATAAATAATGATGCTAGAGACTTACAGGCTTTTAATGAAAATACTGCGGCTAAAAAAGCTGCCGTACAAGCTGGAAAATACAATGATCAATTAGCAAAATTATTTGTTATAGGTAATAAAATTGAAGCCAACAAAAAACTAAACAACGAGGAAATAGAAAGCTTTAACAACTTAAAAGAGCATGAGTTTGATTTACTAAAAGCTAAGTTAGGAGCTACCAAAGGTACTGATTTAAGTAGACAACTTGATAATCAAAAAGGTTTTTACAAAGAAATAATAAGCATTGTTGACGATGCTAGAATTAAAGACGTTGATAGTGAAGAAAGAAAAAATTTAATTAACGATTTAATTAAACTAACTGAAATAGGCAATAAAATTCAAGAACTAAAATCTAAATCAAAAGAGTCAAACCCCGCTTTTGACATAATGAACAATAGAGAGGTTGAAAAATTAAAAATTGAAGCTGAAAAAGTAGGACTTTCTGTTGAAAAAAGCACAAAATCTTATGACAAAGCTTTAAAGATAAAAATGCAAGCAGAGGTGATGATAGCTAAAAATATAGCCGCTGGATTTGGTTCTGGTTTTGAAATAATGCCAGATGCTAAATTTAAAGAGATTTATGGAGAAGGTGATGGTGTTTTTGTTGAAGGTAAAAATGGTAAGAAGGGCAAGATAATAATAAACAAAGAAGAAGCTTTAAAGAAAAGACAACTAGGAACTCCTATCCACGAAGTAGGCCACCTTATATTAAAGAACCATTTAAAAGAGTCTTATACTGATGCAAAAGGAAAAGTAAGAAAAAGAGTTTCTGAACAAGGAATAAAGTTTATAAATGAGTTTAAAGAAAAGCTTAAACCAGAAGAGTTAGAAGCTGTAGAAAAAAGAATTGAAGAAGAATATAGGTATGATGAAAATGGAAAAAGAAGAAAAGACAACGAATACTACGAAGAGTATTTAACGGTTTTTGGTGATGTTTTAAAAAACAACGAGGTAAAACAAACAAGTAGCTTAGGTAGTAGAATTAGTGATCAATTTATAAACCTTTTAAGATCTCATGGTTTTAACAATCTAAACACTGTGGGTGTTAATAGTGGTGAGGGCTTGTTTAACATGATTAAAGCAATACAAAAAGGCGATGTAGGGTTTGTAGCTAAAACAATAGGTAAAGGAAGTTTTGTTGAAGGTGAAAGTGTTTTAAAATCAAAAACTACAGATGCTTTTGAAATTGATAAAATAGCTGCAGATTTAGGATTGTCTAAAACAACTGAAAAAACTGTAGAAAAAAATAAAGAAATACAAAAACAAATTCTTGAAGAAGGTTTGAAAGATTCTCAAGGAAACACTATAGCTTCTAAAGCTCAACAAAACAAACTTATAGAAAACAATATGGGTAGAGTTTATGCTCTAGCTAGAAAAGCAGCTGGACAGGCTAATAACCTTACACTAGAAGAAGGTTTAAAAATGAATGACGTTAGTGAATGGAATAGCTCTTACTCTATGAAGCTAATTGATTTAGCTAGAACTTACAAAGCTGAAAGAGTTGTTGACAAAAACGGAGATAAACTAGCAAAGCCAGAAAAAATACCGTTTGGAGCTTACATGAATGGTTTGTTACCTAAAAAATACTCTGGCATATTAGAGAACATGAAAAGCAAGTTAGAAACATCTAGCATGTCAAACGAGACTACTGCTAAGAAAGTTAGTAAAATGACTAACGAAAACTCTAATAAAGCTTTAGATGCAGAGCAAGGTAAAATGATTTATGTTAAAGAGGTTTCTATTGTTAACAAAGCAAAAGGTGAAAAACTTATAGAACACGGTAATGATGTTGTAAAAAACATAGGCACTATTGATTTAAAAGGAAAAACTATAAAAAATATACCTGATCTTTCTCCTTTAAAAACAGCAGAGTTTTTTGTGGGTGGAGCTGTTTATAAAGAAGGTAAGGGTATACTTAAAAAAATGATAGGTAAGCCAATAGCACCTGAGCTTGCAAGAAAAGTTTTAGAAAACAAAGATCTTAATGTACAAGATATAGAAGCTACGCACAATGTAATAAATAAAATGGCTAGTATACTTTCAACATCTTTGATTGAAGGAAATTTAGGTGAGGGTATGGGCTTTAAATCAACTGGACAAGGAAAAGCTCTTTTAGAACCTTTTTACAATAAAAGATCTGTGAGGGCAAAAACAGGTCCTGGTCCTAAATACCAAACTAAAAAACCCGTAATAGATCCTGTAGAGTTTAAAGAAGTTTTTGGTGTTAAAAAAGATGGTAATACAGCTTTAAAGTACGAAAACGGACAACCGGTAAAAGCATTAGTAAGAGCTTGGGGTAAAGAAATAACAAGACAAAGAATAAAACTAATACCAGAATTTGCGCCTGAGCTAGCGATGTATGAAAACATCAACAAGTTAAAGACTGATATTAGTATTGGTAGAGGATCTGGCGTGTATAGCAGGACTAGCATTAAAGACATAAACATGTTAAATAAGGAGGGTGTTAATGCTGAGACTATAAGTAAAATTGTAGACAAGAATGTTAAAAAGTTTGTTGAAGAACAGTACAAAAAAGCTAGAGGACTAGGTCTTGAAGAAAAAGTTGGAGCTATAGACAAAGCTAATAGAGAAGATTTAGGATTAACAGAAGTAGAGTATAAACTTTTTGAAAAAAGTGCTGCTACTGCAATAGCTAAAATAAGTAAGGGTCTAGGCGTAGAAAGTGCTCGCACTTCTTTAGCAAACGTTAACAAAACAGCAGCATTGATTGAGCAAAGATCAAGCCACAATGTCAAGGTGTTAAACAACCTACCTTTTGACATAAGACAATTACCTCCAGCTGCTGTTTACGCTTTAACTAGAGAGCTTGGTTGGAGTAGTAAAAGTAGAAAAGAAATGGTTGGGGGAGAACAGTTGTATTTAAATAAAAATGGTAAAGACTGGACTGAAACTACTCTTAGATATTTTGGTGCAAAAGAAATAAAATCTTCTGAAGCTAAGTATGACGGTAGATACGACGCTGTTTTTTCTCCTAAAAACTACGGTACTCTTAAAAGAGACATAAACAAAGAAAGAACAAAAATAGAAGAAAATAAAGATTATAAAAACCAAGCTGAAAGAGATATGGCTCTTGTTGATTATGTTAGAAGTAAGTTTTCTTCAGACAAAACTTCCAAGGGTTTTGAAGCTACTGAAACAGCAAACAAAGCTTTAGCTAGAGATTTGTACATAGCTAAGTTTATAGCAGCTAAACAAGCTGGTAAATTAGGATTAGAAAATATACTGGTTGATCAAGGTATGCAATCAAACCATTCTACAGGTATTACAAAATCTATGCTTTACAACTTAAGAAGTATATCAAGATATGGAAGCGAACCAGGTAAATATACTTTTGAAGGAAAAGAGTATGAAACAAAAGATTTTGATCACTGGGAACACGAAAGACAACTTTTAAACACTACAGAGCATTTTGTTAGATTAGTTAAAAAACACAAGCTTGAAGTAAATAAAGAAACTGGAAAATCTGAGGTTACAGATGCTTTTTTAAACGACCTAGACTTGTTAATAGAAACATCACAACAGTCTTTAGTTAAAAAAACATTACAGCTTAAAAATGATGCTCAAGGAAACACTGTTTATAGTAAGCAGTATTCTGGTAACATGGCTGACAACGCTATAATGAATGTTTTAACAGTAAAAGGTGAGGCTTCTAATCAGTTAATGATGTCAGGTAAGTATAAAGGAAAATCTTACTCTGAGGTTGTTACAAGCGAGTATACTATTGAGCAGTTAAAAAATATTGTAAAAACAATACCTGAAAATCAAAGATCTTCTGAAGCTTTTATTATAAACAAAACATCTGTTAAAAAATATAATGAAATGTTGAATAATAATATTAACATTGCTAAGCAAGTTGGTATATCTTATTCAAAAACATCTAACGCTAAAAACTTAAAAAACATAAAGATAACTAAAAAAGCTTTTGAGTTAGGTAAAGTGTACAATAAAGTGTCAAGAGGTATGAGTACTTTTGATTTTGACAAAACAGCTGGTGATAGTGACAATTTTATATTTGCTGAAAAAGGAAAACTAAAAAAGAAAATATCTGCAGACAACTGGCCTTTTGTTGGTGAAAAACTAGCAAAAGAAGGTTGGAAGTTTGACTTTACTGATTTTAACAAAGTAACAAATGGTCGACCTGGTCCTTTAATGCAAAAGTTAAAAAACCAAATAAAAAAGTATGGCAACGAAAACGTGTTCATACTAACAGCTAGAGCTCCTGAAAGCGCAAAGGCTATTTTTGATTTTTTAAAAAGCGAAGGGGCTGAGTTGCCTTTAAAAAACATAACAGGTTTAGGTAATAGTACTGGAGAGGCAAAGGCAATGTGGATGCTTAAAAAGTTTAGTGAAGGGTATAATGATATGTATTTTGTAGACGATGCAATGCCTAACGTAAAGGCTGTTAAAAATGTTTTAGAACAATTAGACATTAAATCAAGTGTTCAGCTTGCTAGGCAGAAAAGTATAACAACAATGAGCGATAGGTTTAACGAGATAGTAGAATTAACAACTGGAGTTAAAAAAGAAGCAACGTTTTCTGGCGCTAAAGCAAAGGTTATGGGTAAGAGCAAGAAGAGCAAATCTATTATAGTACCTGGAGCTCAAGATTTTAAAGGTTTACTACAAAACTTTGAGGGTAAAGGAAAAGAAGGAGAGATTCATAGAAAGTTTTTTGAAGATAATTTTCACGAGCCATTTTCAAAAGCTTATAATGAAATAAATATAGCAAAACAAGCTGTTACGTCTGAATACTCTACACTAACTAAGTCTATGCGTGATGTAAGTAAGAAGCTTTCAAAAACACTACCAAACTCACCATGGACTTATGACCAAGCTGTTAGAGTACATAGATGGACGGAGGCTGGTTTTGAAATACCTGAGCTTTCAAAAGGAGATATAAAAGAACTTAACAACGCGGTAAATAAAAATGTAGAGCTACTTGCTTTTTCAAACCAGTTAGCAAAAATAACAAGGCAAGAACAAGGCTACACAAAACCTAATCAAAACTGGATAGCAGAGTCTATTATTAGTGACTTAAACGGTATGGTTAGTACTGTTAATAGAGAAGGGTTTATGAAGGATTTTATAAGTAACAGAGAGCAGGTTTTTGGAAAATGGAGCGGTGGTAAGTTAAAAGGTGCTAATATAAATAAAATAGAAGCTACACAAGGTCCTAAGTTCAGAGACGCTTTAGAAGATATTTTATGGAGAATGGAAACTGGAAACAATAGGCCTTCTGGTAGTAACTGGTTGGTTAACCAACACATGGATTTTATAAATGGATCTGTTGGTGCTACAATGTTTTTTAATACTAAGTCTGCAACTTTACAATCTCTTTCTACTTTAAACTATATAAATTGGAGTGATAATAACCCTATTAAAGCTGCTAAAGCTTTTGCAAACCAACCTCAATACTGGAAGGATTTTGCAATGATTATGAACTCTCCAATGCTTAAGCAAAGAAGGTCTGGTCTTAAGTATAATGTTTCAGAAGCAGAGCTTGCTCAAGCAGCAGCTTCTACTGGTGGAAACATGTTAGAAAAATCTAAAGCAGTTTTAGCAAGATTACTTAAACTTGGGTTTTTACCTACGCAAATAATGGATAGTTTTGCAATATCAGCTGGTGGTTCTAGTTTTTATAGAAATAAAGTTAATAAATATTTAAAAGAAGGTTTAAGTAAAAGTAAGGCAGAGTCTCAAGCTTTTTTAGATTTTCAAGAAAAAACCGAAGTTGCACAACAGTCTTCTAGGCCTGATTTAATATCTCAACAACAAGCAGGTGCTATGGGTAGAACTGTTTTAGCTTGGGCAAACACACCTATGCAGTATGCTAGGTTGCAAGAAAAAGCGGCTAGAGATTTGTTAAACAAAAGAGGCGATAAAAAAGAACACGTGTCTAAACTTGCCTACTATGGAGTTGCTCAATCGTTTTTATTTGCTGGTCTTCAAAACGCTATGTTTGGTTTTCTTTTAGATGATGAGTATGACCTTGAAAAAGACATTAAAGAACCAAACAAAGAGCTTAACAAAAGACTATGGAGAGTTTCTAACACGGTTATTGATTCTCAGCTTAGAGGTATAGGTATACCAGGAGCTCTTGTTTCTACTGTAAAAAACATGGCGATGGAAGGACATGCTCAAAATAAAAAAGACTACAATGCTGATTATGCTAAAGTTGCTTACCAAGCAGTTAGCTACTCACCACCACTAGGTTCAAAAGTTAGAAAAATAGCGTCAGCTGGTAATATGTGGAAGTTTAACAAAGACGAAATAATGTCTATGGGTCTTACTTTAGATAACCCAGGTATTTTAGCAGCTGCAAATGTTGTAGAAGCTACTACAAACGCTCCAGCCGCTAGAGTTATCAACAAAACTGACAATATTAGAGAGTTTTTAGATGAGCAAAACCAATGGTGGCAAAGAATTTTTGCTTTTGGTGGATTTGCTAAATGGGACTTAGGTACTGAAAACGAAGCGCTTGTTTTTGAAAAAAAGCTTAACAAAAGAATCAAAAAGAATAAAAGAAAAGCAGGAAGAATTATACAATAAAAATTAACAAAAATGAAAAAAATATTATTAATACTTACATTGTGTATAGCAACAAACGTTAATGCTCAAGTAAATTTGAAAAAGTATTTTAAATTTGCTACGTTTTATGCTTCAGTAAATGGTGGTAATTCTATATCAGACGTTGAGGTGTTTTCTGTTACTGATGGCTTAGAAACGTTTACACTAGAAACACCTTATGATTACAACCTAGCTTTAGGTATACGTAAAATAGCTAGATTTGGGTATGAAAACAAAGCTCAAAACTTTTATGATGGTACTGAAAACTCTTGGTCTGATGGTGCTAATATAGGTAAAGTATCTGGGTTGGAGTTTTTGTTTGAGTTAGATTATAAAAGACAGCAAGGAATAGATTACTTAGACCAACATCATTTTGTTAGATATGTAGATGACAAGTATATTATCA